TGTGTTGTCTAGTTAGGTCTAAATTAACAACATCATTTAGTAAAACACCTGCTGGTGCTCTACCTGATTGGTCTGCTGCATATGTTACAACAGCGTCTGGGTCGTCCATGCTAATGCCTGAACCAACTACGCTATTGCTATGAACTACAACGCCACCTCTTTCGGCAACTTCGTTCATAAAAAATGAAATATCTGTATATGCTTCAATACGATCTGGTTTTAAAGCCATGTTTACTCTCCCTTACTTATTAAGTGTTTTACCTAGTCTATTGGAAATAAAATCTACTAAAGCTGCTCTAGTGTTTTCTATGTCGCTCTCTGCTTCACTACCTACACTTAGATCAACATTATTCTCTGGTTCGGCTGTTTCTAAAACTTCTGATAAATCTTCTGAAGCTTTTTTCTTGCCTTCTTTTTTTTCTTCTTTAACGTCATCTTCTGATGATGGCATCTTTGGCTTCATAGCCGCAAGAAGAGAAACCATATTATCAAAAGCTTCGTCGTCTAATGACTCAAATTTTTCAACATTAGAAGCAGCTGACTCTTCATCAAGACCAGCTTCAAGTAGAGAAGCCTTGCGTTTCATCATGGCTTCTTTCTTCTTCATCTCTTCTTCTTTATCTTTATAAGCAGCAAGAATTTCGTTTGCAGCATCAAGTTCTGCCTTCATCTTTTCCATTTCTTCTTTCTTTTTCTTCATGTCTTCTTCAGACATTTTGGCAGCTTCTTCTTTTTCTGTTAATGCTGTTTCTAAAGCAGTCTTTGTTTCAGCGTGAGCGACACGCTCTGCTTCAAGGGCTACTTCTAGCTCGGAGGCTTGAGTTTTAATTTCATCACGAGAAGCATAAGCCTCTTTAACTAAATCTGTACAATCATTCATAGCTTCTACCTTATTTTCGGGTTTTGTTTCTTGTTCTGAACTCATTACGGCCTCCTTTATATTGGCTTGATTAGAAAATACACCTATTTCTTCTAAAGAGCTATTTTTTTCTATCATTGTTTTTTCTTCTTCGATAGGATAACTATCTTTCGTAAAAATTATACTTTCAGGATTAGCAGGCTTATTAACAAATCCCTTACCACTAAAAGTAATGTTTCTTAATACCCTACCTATCTTATAGTCTTCATGTTCTCCTGCGCCACCATATGATCTTAAATGTTTTGTAAGAAATGCTGTTGATTCATCTCTAGCTAAAACTTTAAATTCACCGGTTGACTTATTAACTAATCCATAATCAAACCCATTAAAAAAACATTCCATACTAACATACTTAGTACCGTTTTCTATTTCTTGGATTAGATTATCTGCTCTGGACTTAAGTTCTGGATCTGTAAATCCTTCATATATTACAGAAGAGGTGAGGATATGAAATTTTTCTGGGAGATTTTCTACTGGCGTTTTTTCATCAATTAAAATACCTTCTTCTGTTATAGGCCAGTTTGCAGTAATATGTCCTACTATAGAATTTTCATCATGCTCCAAATTAGTTGGCTTATGTACTGGGGTATTTCTTGCTGCCCAAACCTCTTCCTTATCAAATACATCATCATTCTTATTCCATGAAGTGGTAACAAGAATTGATTGAGTGTAATATAGATCTTTGTCTTTTAGTCCTGCTACTGTTTTTAGCTCTTTTTTTTGTGATGCAGAAAATGTGTTGTCTGAACCTTTCTCGACAAGACAAGCGTATGTTACTGAGGCCTGAGCTTTAATTGTTTCTTCTAGGCCATCTTGTTTTTCTTGTTCAAATATTTGCATAGTATTTCTCTTAAATTTTGTAAATAGTTTGTATTACACCATAGCGTTATAAAAATAAGCTTTCGTAAACTTAACTTCTTCTGCTGTTAATTGTCTATCTAACTCATTTGCTATATTTTTATTGATTATAGAAAACTTATGACATATGTTTTTATTTTCAATACTATCTATAGTATTGAGTTTGGATAAAACAACTTCTTTGGTAATCTGTTGTTGTGGCTCTAACGAAAAAAAGATTTTTGTCTTAATGTTCTCTGCTTCTGAATATTCCAACGAAGACAGGCTTCTCATGTTTTTCTTATTGTAAAAACTAAGCATGTATGGATTTACTAGTTCTGAAATTTTTTCTTGAGCCTCTATGGCCCACAACTGTATAGTTGCTCCTGTTTGAGGTTTGAAAGTTCTTTCTTTTCTTTCCTCTGTGTCTTTAGAATTTTTAGGTCTACCTTCTCCAGGTTGTCCTGGTTGTTTATCTGATATTTCTGTTTTCATTGGAGTGTTTGCCATTTTCATTTCAACACTAGTCATTTCTCCTTGTTTCTTGTCTTCTAAAGATAGACCAACTTGACTAGGTGTTGCTAAACCAATTTGTAAAGCAATTTTACGAAGAGCATTATTGAATTGTGGATCATGCCAAGGTCCAGCTTTTTGAATCATCCTATCACTACTTCTTTCTCTGTTCTCTCTGTTTAATCTACTCTTTTCTGTGTCTGGATCAAAACCAAATACTCTCTGCACTAATTCATCGCTAACGATATTTCTATCTGCTAGTTGTAATAGTAAAGCTTTCTCTGCTTCTTCATTACTAAGATCCATTCTATCAAATTCAATCTTAGCAGCAACCCTAAAACCCATAGCTTTCTGAACAGCTTCTATTTCTTGCTGCCAAAAACTCATTAACACCCTACGACCATATTGTAGTCTTTGTGTTAATGTTTTAAGACTGATAAAATTATTAGTAGTACCAGCAGCACCAAAAGTACCAGTAAGAGTTGGTGGAATTCCAAGACCTGCATAAATACTATTTAAATGCGGTGCATATTTTGCTTCTCCTAAAAACTGATGAACATTTGTTTTACTTTCAATTAACTCGATATCTGGACCCCAAACAAGATCCATTGTTCCACCACCAACATTATTTTGTAGAATATTACTAAGTTTACTAGCAGCAGCAGACGTTGGAGCAATTTTATGATCTAAACTTCCAAGTTTAAATATACGAATATTACTAATAGCTCCATCAAGAGCAGCAAGGTCTGCTAACTTGAGTTTTTCAATAATATTAATATCATCCATAATACTGTATATAATTGGAAAGGCCCATGACTTCCAATCGTCTTTTTTATAATGGAATACTAAAGTTTTATTCGGATCCAACATATATGGTTTTTTGCTTTTGGCTGCTTCTATGATAGGTGCTGGTAGTTGTTCTATCACACTTCTTTCTGCTTCGTTTTTTGGTTTATTAATAATTTTTCTTAACGAAGCTGGTAATGTTATTGAATACATTTTATATCCAACAAAACTAGATAAAGATTCTCCAATAATATCAACACAAGAAGGGTCTATGAAAGTATACTTCCAAGGAATTTCTCTTTTTTCTATGTTGTTTTTTTCATCATAGTTTATATTAAGATCTGCAGCAGTTACTTTGTACATTGAATCTGCTACTTTTAAACTAATTTTGGCTGTTTGCCTATTAATAACAACATTACCTATTCTATAAAGATTGTTTAAGAACCTTTCGCTTCTTTCTTCTCCTCTAACTTTTTTAAACCAGTTGCGATAAAATCTTTCTATTCTTTTGTTTGGGTGTGTTAGTCTTATTCCTTGGCTAGCAAAGTCTCCCATAAGATCAATAACATTTTTAACTAAGCCAACTCTGTTATAGATCATATCAGACTGTTTAAAGATATGCTTAAGCTGTTTTGGAATAGCTTCTTCTGGTCTAAAGTAATCGTAATCACTACGGGTTAAACCTGGTCTTCCGCTTGTTGGTCCATCTAGATTGGAAAAATCCATTCTATATCTACCATTATTAGCAACTGTTCTTTCTATTCCTCCAAACTCATCTAAGCTTTTAGAGGCTTCGTTTAACGCAGCTCTTTTATCATTAAGATCTTCATCACCCCATGTAACATAAGCGTTTTCTGAGATAACTTCAGCATCAGGTATTTTTGGATTCTTCATATCTTTATCTGTAATAGTATTGTAATAGTATTGTTGCTATCGAAGTATAATTACATACACTTTTTTTAACGATATACTCCTTTGTAAATATCCATATTGGCTGTATTAGTAAACCAATTTGGTCCTTTATACATCTCTCCATCTTTTTTCTTCTTTGGAATAGCTCTTAGATTAGCTCCTATTACTCCATAATCAATACCAACTAATTGTCTATTCATTTGTCTCGCAATCATATTAGCAATAACCAAAGCGCTATACCGGTCTTTTCTAAGTTTTCCTTTTTTACCATTTGGAAGTTTAACGTCTGGAGTATCCCATTTATCTCTTCCTCCAACACCAGTGCTAGTCTGAGTCATTACAATTGTTGTTAATTCATCTTTAAGTTCTTCTATCTCTAATATACATTCACTTTCACTATCATACAACTTATCTATGTCACTATTTACAATATCTTTTCCTTCTTTGTCTAAAGCTAAACCTAAAGAAAGTTCATCAAATCTTGGAAACAATAAAATTTTATCTTCTAAGTCTTTTCTCAATCCGTGATTTGCTTGTGCTGTCCATTCTGCTTTGGCAAATTGTACTAATTCTAGTATGTGTAAACCTTGTTGATCATCTGTATCTTTTGCTTTATCTATATCTATTATAGGCCATATTAGTTGTTCTCCTTCGGTTATTTTACTGGGATCATGCAAAGCTTCTTCTACTGCAACACCTCCTCCTTGTGCATCCATACCTATACGATAACATGGAAACACTTTCATTAGATTTCTAATCTTCCTAGCACAAAAACCATAAAAATCATGTTCTCCGACCAAACCTGTTTTTTGTCGATCTTTAAAATTACTTCTATTCGTAGTCCAACAATATACTATCCTGTTATGGTCTGGATGTATTTCTAAAACAACTATACTAAAATTGTCTTTTTCGGAAGCTGGGTCAATTCCGTAAACATATTGCTTATTAGCATTTCCTTTTGTATTAACATCAAAAATGATTGGCTTATCATTGATTTTAATAGGATTATTTTCTTTACAAACACAACTTTCTATCAAACTTCTTTTAAAGAATCCATCGCTATCTTCTGTGAAACAAGCGGCGTATTCCATGTTGTATATACCGGTATGAATCGTAGCTTTGGCTCTAGCAACCTGTTTATCATCCATGAATCCTTTAGGTATCAATTCGTAAGGGATTCTTACTATGCTATAATCATACCAATTAAAGTTATCTGGTACATCTTCACCGAAAATTTCTTTTAGCTTATGAGGATCTCCACGACTATTAATAATGGCTTTGTATCGGTTCCAGTAACTAGCAAAATGCTTGAAACTATAGTCTGCAGTTCCACTAATAATAGCTTGGTTTCCTTTTTTAATTTGAACTGCTTCTAGCTCATCTGACCATAAACCAGCTTCACGCATAGCTTTTTTACGAGCTTCTTCTTTAACATTTTGTATAGGGCTAGCGCTTACTGCTGCGAATCCTGCCACAACCGTTTCATAGATATCCGGACTAATACTAGCAAACTCGTCAGCAATGATAATATGCGCTCTGAGGCCTCTAATCTTGCTTCCGTCACCCATAGGAACAGCAATAGTCCAACTATCACCAAGACGAATAGTACACCTGTCAACATCTCTTCTCGGCCCATCATCATTGCTACTAAATATACTCCTTATAATAGGACTATTACGCCACATATTTTCCATATATTCGAATATAATCTTACTCTGTCGGAAAGCTGCACCAACTATAACTATTTTTGTACCT